TGTGTCATCATAAGTTGGTAATATGGCAGACGTTACAGGAACCCCAAAAGACTTTACAACGGCAGTTGCCGATTATGCACAAGCCATTGCTAACGGTGCAGCGATAACTGCTGCCAAAAATAGACTTCCGGCAAAGTGTGTAACTCGTTACCCTGCGATTACTCCAAAAACACACAAACCGAGCAAGGCAAAGTGTAGACAACGCCCTAGAAAGGGTTATACGTCATGTCAGAGCAATTTTGCCGTGTGGATTAACAATGGATGGGATCGTGGTTCCGAGGTAGCAAAGTGTTATGCTTGTAATGCAGATGGTTCACACTGGCAGCCATTAGTATTTGCCAACGGATCTACAGAGTTTATAGGTAATGGTGTGGGTGATGACTTCACATTCTTAGCTCCGAACTGGGGAGATATAAAAAAGGGAACTCACCAAGTTACGATTCCTGGTCGTGCAGTTTCTTATACTGCTCAGTCACGTTGTGCAACTATTACGGTTACTAATGCAAAGTTAAGTGGTAGGCAAATTCTACATTTGGTGCTAGGTTAATGAGAATAAAACTTCGTTCATCAGGACAACAAATTACAATTCCTGCTCCTCCGAAACAACTGTTTCTGAATGGCGACCCCACACCTGTAACCAATCGAATGCCTTTTGGTAGCCCGATTATGGGAACTGTTCAGTATGGTCCAGCACCAACTAACATTGGACCATATATTCCGCCTCCACCCCTACCAGTTTGGACAGTGATTCCAACATCAATTGTGCCCACTCCTTTGACGGGCCAACAACCATTTAAGAAGTGCAGAGGATGTAAATAATGGCAACTTTAAGAGAACTACAGGCATTAGTTGAGAGACCGGATGCTGCAAAGGTTCAATCTAATTTAGATTTTTATTACGGCGATCACTGGCAGAACACCGAGGGGTGGAGTGGTCCAATTCCTGCTAACTATGCTCAAGGATATGCCGAGGTCGCGGCTGAGATTCAGAAGGCATTTGTATCGAAGAACACTATTCGTGAAGTTGTCGATAACGCAGTTAATGGAGTTCTTGGTAAAGATCCTCGCATTACAATATCCAATTCTGGTAAGAACGGTAAGAAGCTGATTGACGAAGCGGACAAGATTATCCAAAATTGGATGAAGTCCAAGAAGGGTATGAAAGAACTTCAGAAAGCCCTTCGTCATGCATTGCTGTCTGGTAAGAGCACTATTCGATTGATGATCCCGTCCGGTCTTCTCAACAATGGTGAAATTGAAATCAATGAAAATAATCCTTTGGCAGTAGTCTTTCCAGACGCCCCAACACCCCTTTCGTCAAAAATCGTCCAAGATCAGGCTACGATGGAAGAAACTGGTATTACGATAGTAAAAATCGTAGATGAATCAGGAAAAGAGCGTGATCGAGCGGAAGTGGTTTATTTAATCGACGAGGTAAATGATGCTGGCAATAGACTTACGAAGTTTGATATAATTGGTGAGCAAGGTGAGGAAGAGACGGCAACTCTTGACCTTAATGGTCATCTAACATTGTTCGAATTGGAAATGCCGCGTCTCATTACTGACCAAATTCGTAGTTTGCAAAAGCTACAGAATTTGAATCTGACCATGATGCAGCGTAATGCTGTGTTGGGAGGATTCCTTGAAAGAGTTATCCTGAATGGTCAGCTTCCTGGTCACTACGAGACAGACCCGAATACAAATGAAACTGTGTTCGTTCGCGACGAATTGGTTCTAGGTGCTGGGACCATCAATACAATTGCTGGTATTCCAGTTCTTGATGAAAATGGAAACGTTTCGAGTTATACTTCGGCCTCCGTTTCTTATCGAGATCCTGTTACACCTGATACCTTTATTAAGGGTTCAGCCGAAGCCTACGAGGGAATCCTTCAGGAGACTAAACAACTCCACACCCTGTTGAGTGGAGATGCTATCACGAGTGGTGATTCACGTAGACAGGCGTTGGCGGCTTTCATGTCTAGCCTTAGAATCCCGAAGGCCGTGGTTGAATCCGCATTAGAGTGGTTGGTCGAAACATTACTTTCATTTCAGGGGTTACTAAGTGGAGATCCAGAACGTTTCAGTTCTCTTGAAGTTAAAGCGACTTGCCGCTTGGATTTCGGAGCAGTTTCAGCAGGAGAAATCGACCTACTTGAACGACAAGTCCGAGTCGGAATCATCTCTCTCGAAACAGCAAGAGAAAAGGTCGGTATTGAAGACCTCGATGAAGAGGAACGCCGCGTGGAAGCGGAAGTTCAGACAAGGGCAGCGTTAGATACAACATTTAGTGGTGACAAGACGCTTGACCCCAACATAGACAATAGAGATATTACGGGAGAATAACAATGCCTGAAATCACGCAGGAAGAGTTGGACCTTCTCAATCAGTACAAAGGTCTAGGAACTCCAGAAGAAATTACTGGAGAGATGGAAGAGAAACAACAGTTGGCCCACACTTCATTAGTTGTTGATGCGGCCTCTGCTTATGGTTTTAAGTTTTCAGTTCTCGAAAGATTAGTTAACGGATTGGATCTTAAGATGGTTGATGGAAAAGCTTTCATTGGTGACAAACCAATCGAAGACTATGCCAACGAAAATTGGCAAGATTTTCTACCCTCTCTCAAGCGAGAAGAGGATAATAAGAGGATTAAGTTCGTCCAACAGTCACGCGCTGTTGATCAGCCCAAGCCTCAATTCAAAGATGTAGCTTCGCGCTACATTAAGTCAACTTACGCTGCTGCTAAGGCATCGTAAATTAGGAGATAACAATGGCTAAAATGGAATTTACCGATTTCGGTCAGAGTTCATCCAACGCTTTCGAAGGCGACTTCGGAAACCGTGAACACAGACTTCCCGGCGGTGGTATGCTGGATGCTTCGGCATTCGCACAATCATCTGGCGAGGTTTTGGTCAAGGTTAACGATGCCGACGTAAATGCTGGTGAGACCTCAATGACCGTCGATGCGCTTCCTGGAGCTATTCCTGCTGGCACCGTCCTTGAATTCAGTGATGGTAACTTTGCCAAGCTATCTGCTAATGCCGCTGCTGGTGCTACCACTCTAACGGTGGTTGCTCTGGATGCCGACATCGCAGACGATGCTACCGCAACGTATGACCCTGAACCTGGATTTGACTTGGTTGCTGCCGGAACTCTGGTAGGACGTACAACTGCTGAAAAGCTTGCTGGCGATCCGCTTGGACCTTACAGTGATTCTGACAACGAAATCTTTATCGTTGCAGAGGATGTTGACATTTCCAGTGGAGATGCTGGCTGCGAACTGTGCCGTCATGGAAGCTTGATTAAGTTTAACTTCTTGCCTTCTTGGACTGGTGCTTCGGCTACCGCTAAGACCGCACTTCATGCGTCTTACGACGTAATTAAGGGGTAACAATGGACTTAATCACATCACTTAACAAACTTAACTCAGACGGCGTTTTTGGTGTGCTGGCAAAGAGCCAAGTAGCTCAATTCGGTACTCAACAGCGCGTATATGTCGGTGCTACAATTCTTCCTGAGCGTCTTACTAACGAGAACGCCTATCGTGAAGATTTGATCCGTTACCGCACAGTCATCGCCAACGATGCACCTCGTTACTCACCTCCTGTAAAGCAGGGCGGTGCTGATTTCTTTGGTTCGTTCTTGGTCGAGACTGGAACACAAAACACTGCTGCTGAACTTACTGGCCGCGATTTTGATCAGTTGGTTGCTATGGCCCTTCGCGGAGACGCGGAAGGTGTTGCACAACAGGTTGTTCGTTGGGTAGACCTTCGCATCAACCGTGGTCTAATCGAGAAGACCGAAGTTCAGAGATGGCAAGCATTGATCGATTCGTCCGTCGTTCGTACAGGTGCCAACGGATTTGCTGAGACAATCAGCTACCTTGACCCTGCTGGACATCGTTCCGCAGAAGGTGGATCTTGGTCCAACGATGCATACGATCCAATGGATGACATAATTGCGAAGCACGAACTTTTGGCTTCAAAGGGATACCGCACCTCTCGTATTATCACGAGCACGGCTGTAGTTTCTACTTTGGCTAAGAACGCCAAGATCAGTTCACGAACTGGAACCCTCCAAGTAGTCGGCGGATCTTTGGTCTCTGCTGGGGGATTTGCCACAATCAACTCCATCAACCAGATGCTCCAGTCAAACGGTTTGCCTGTGATTGAAACGTATGACGCAACTTACCGTACAGAAGACGGCACCCTATCTCCGTTCCTAGCATCGGATGTAATGTTGTTCGTCGCTGACGCTGGTACTGATCCTCAGACATTCCAGTTTGAAGATGAGACTCGCGTGGTAAGTAATCCTTTGGGATATACTGCAATTGGTCGTGCTGCTGGTCAGCAAGAGGCTGGACGTGTAATCAACGTCGATGTTAAGACCAACATTCCACCTCGCGTGGAAGCAGAAGGTGCTCAGGAATCACTTCCTGTTATCACCGAACCTGAAGCAGTTGCTGTCATCAAAGACATCACCACATCCTAATCGGAGGGGAGCAATCCCCTCCCTTCCATAAGAGGACTGTAAATGCCAACAGTACGTCTTCCACTTTTTCAAGAAGCTTCTCCAAGCAGTTTTATTGCTCAGCCCGATGGTGTCACCAAAATCGGCGCGCTTAGCGATAACTCTTTCTCCACCTATATCACCTCACCTTTCCCGGATTTCAACCACCCTAACTGGTCACAATTCTTCAAGCTACAAGACACCCTTACTCCAGCTATTGATGATCTAACGGGCACTGTAATTAATTCCATTTCTTTAGTATTACAGATGAGTCCGCGTGTCAAGAATAGCGGTCCCAGTTATAGTTCAGTAGTAGCGGGATTAGATTATCCAGGAGCGCCCGACACTTCTCTGGAAACAGTTTTTGAAAATTGGGTTCCAGATGGAAATCCTTCTGGCTGGACTTTGCTCAACAACGAAACTGTTGTAGAAAGAGTTGAGACTTTTAATCAAAAAAGGATCGGATCTCCTGCTAACACGTTTGTAAACTGGGTGGCTTCCGATTTGCAAAATCTCAGAGTTCATTTCCGAAGTCTGATTAACACCCCAAGTCTACATATTCTAAAACTTGAAGTTGTTGTTGATTTTACTCCTGCGACTGATCCAATCAATGCTCCTACTGACCTAACAGTTTCGGATATTGATTCAGACTTTGTAACTCTTGAATGGACAGATAACTCCAACGTCGAATCTGGTTATGAGATTTTCCGTTCAACTAATGGTTTGACTTGGAAGTCTTTAGGAGTTGTCGATCCTGATGTTACAACATTCACAGACTCTACAGTCTTCTCCGTAACCGAATACTTCTACAGAGTTAGAGCTTTCAATTCTATGTTTGAAAGTGATTGGTCTAATGAAGTAAGTGATACTACTCCTGCTTACTCTGGTCCAGCACTTGATCCAACAAACTTTAATGCAGTGGCTTTAACAAATACATCTGTACAGTTGGTGTGGGAAAATGGCGGAGCAACGGATTTGTTTATTTTGGAAGAGAGTCCTGACGAGGGCACTACTTGGGATGAAGTTGCTGAACTCGACAAGACCGAACCATTCTTTGATATAACTGATAAACTGCCGGGGTCGTCCTATTCTTACAGAGTAAAGGCAGTTAACACTGTTGGAGAATCTGACTGGGTTGAGGTTGGTCCAGTTACTTTTCCTGAAAGAAGTTTTAGAGAATTTCTTCAAAAGGAAGTTCTCCAAGATGTTGTGCAGTTCTTTGGCTGGTCCGATAGAGTTAAGCTACCTGACCAAGAATTCACTGTGACACAAACTTTCTTTGGTCACACCGATCTTACAGCACGAGAGATTGCTATCCCAATTTCTTCTATTAGAATTATATTTGGACCAACTGTCACTACTTACAAGTCAACCAATGCTCTTAAATTGAGCACACCTTTAATTGGGGAGATACCGCAGGGAACAGAACTTTTTACAATAGGTACAACGACTGTTTATGTCGGAGAGGATGCTGCAATTGGTGATGATATTCTGTATCTTTACAGTCAAGTTTCCGGCCAACCCCTAGTTCCATTTATGATGAGTGGAGGTATGATAATTGACTCTGGTGCAATTGTTCCAATTCAACGCGGAGTCTCTGGAGAGGTTATTGTAGGAAGTAATGGCCCTATTATAAGCCAAGAGTTTACTGTCACAACCACCATAGACTACAGTAAAGATCCTAATGATGCTTCTGGTGTGTATGATTCAATCACCAACGATGCATTGTTGAAGATTGGGTTTGTTGATGAGTCGGAAGTTCCTGAAGCAAGGTATCAACAATTCAGAGATGCTGGGAGAGTAGCGGCTTGGAGGTTCGTGGCTTATTCATCGGTTTATCTAAACACCACAACAACCACTGTGAACGATCCACTATTGGGTTCAGTTGATCGGACTGATCAATTCAATCAGGTATTCGCAATGGCACTGCAAGAATTGGATATAGCTGAGAAAGTTTATGCAGATCGTTACGAAAGTGTCGTACCCACAACTCCAGTGGTTATACCAAGACCGAAACCAAAAGCAAGCAGTTATTCAAATGCAGTAGCAGTGAGGTTCTAATGGTTCCAACATCATACACAGTAGAAGAATACATAGATTATTTGAGAAACGAGGTTCTTTTGGAATCGGCGGAATCTTTAGGTTGGCCTGACCTTGTTGAAAGCGAAGTTTCGCTGCCTGAAGTCAAAACCGTGTCTGCCCACACAGACAGCACAATAACAGTCTCAGCACTTCTTAAGTTTGTACCATTTGGATCAACACTTACATTCGAAGATGGGTACATGAGAATGGTTTCGCAAGCGGCTGCGGTAGGAGCTACGACCATTCATTTTAGTCCAGACTTCGATACTGAAAATCCAAATGGTAAGAAAGTTCTGATTAAGTATTCAACTGATCGAACTCAAGTTCCTAATCCTAAATTCAGGGCGGTTGTTGATGAGGCTTTGAGACAAATAGGATTGGAGAACATTGAACTGGTAGATATTACCAACGTCCGGTTATTCAGAATTGTTGGCAGACTAGAATTGCTGCGTCGTATCTTAGAAAACAGAGTTTCTCTTTATGACCAACGTACCGTTTTGGATTGATGAGGATAATAACTTTGTTCAAAGGGAACTTGTTTCTACCCCTTCAATCACTACGAACCAATTGTTAACTTTGTACAGTCGAGAGATTGAAGCATTTCGCAAAGAACTGGCTCCCACACTTGAGGTGGAAGTTCCTGAAGTGAACATTTCTATCCCATCGTTATCGCAAAGTCAGGGGGTTTCAATTAGATGGTAGAACTAAGTGAACAGCAACAAAAAGCTCTCGACCTTATGATTGAAGGTAGCCTGAATCTTAAGCAAATTGCTAAAGAGGTTGGCGTTGCCTATCAAACTGTACGTAAGTGGAGATCTACCAATGTTGAATTTAAGGCCGAACTATTAAGCCGTCATCGTGATGCATTGGTTGAAGCTCAGAGTTTGTTACAATCAAAGGTTGTNCACGCCATGAAACGNATGATTGAAATGATGGATGACCCGAAAGCTAATCGTATNAATTTTCAAGCCTGNAAGGCGGTCATCGACTTAGCAAANATGACAACTATTCTTGANTTCCAAGAAGAAGTTGAACAACTTAAGGAAGCTTTAGCAGAGAGACAGGTTTAATGTCGTTACTGTACAAGGTCCAAGCGTTAGAGCAGGATATAAAAAGACTGAAGAAGCAAGTCAGCACAATGCGAGACGTGCCTCCATTCGAGTATTTTGCCTATGGAGCTTGTGACGAAATTCAAACATTGGAAGACAGTGAGATTTTGATTACTGGCCCAATGGGTACAGGCAAGTCCACAGCAGTTCTAGCTAAGATCCATAAGATCTGTATGCAGACACCCTCTGTCCGCGTACTGATGGTCCGTAAAACAAAGGCGAGTATGGCCGAGACTACTCTTTTCACTTTCGAGGCTGGCATACTTGGAAGCGGTCATCCTCTCCTTTCCGGGCCAACAAGAGTCAATCGTAAGAATTACGTATATCCAAACGGTGCTCGAATTGTTGTGGCCGGAATGGATAACCAAGACCGCATTAAGTCCTCAGACTATGACCTAGTTTATGTTCAGGAAGCTACAGAACTTTCCGAATCAGACTGGGACATTCTCACATCACGTCTCAGAAATCACGTACTACACTATCAAGCTATCATCGGTGACTGCAATCCTGATTCCCCTAAGCACTGGCTCTACAAGCGTTGGGAAGGGGGCAAGATCAGAATGCTGAAGTCTCTGCTTACTGACAATCCCAAGTGGTGGGATGGTCAGAATTGGACAGAGATAGGGCTGGACTATGTACAAAGACTGAAGAATATGAGCGGAGTTCGCTACCGAAGAAACTATGAAGGTGAGTGGGCTACTGCCGAGAACGCTGTATTCGAAGATTACGACACCCAGCGCCATATTATGTATGGACAATTACCTAATTTCGTGAGATACTATAGTGGGGTAGACTGGGGTTTCACTCACCCTGGAGCTATCCTTACGTTTGGTCAAACGACTGACGATAGGCTAATTTTGGTTGATGAGATACTAAGAACACGGCAGACTATTGAATGGTGGGTTAACCAAGCAGGAGATGTAAGTAAGAGATTCAAAGGAGTTACGTTTGTTTGTGATCCTGCTCAGCCAGCACATATTCAGTCATTGAGGAACCGTGGACTAACTGCTGTTAAGGCTTCATCAAAGATCCAGTTTGGTCTATCTGTTGTAAATGAAAGACTTAAGGCCGGAACACTGGTATTCCATAACAACTCGTTGAAGTATCCAGATCCAGAACTTCAGGCGGATAAGAAAGCATTTAGATTGACTGATGAGATTCCAAACTATCGATGGGATTCAGATAAGGAAACACCTATTCCTGAAGAAGACGATGCAATCGACGCAATGAGATACGTTGTGGCACATGTTGATAAACCTGTAAGTACAATGCTTCCAGCAACTTCCGTAAGTATGAAGCAGTAGTGTCAAGAAATGTAAAGTTTTGTAAAGAAATGTAAAGACGTTTGCAAAGGGGTTTGTGAATGTGTTAAGATATTTCTATCATGGCGACAGCGAGAGCAACACATACTAAGTTCAACAACAAGCCCTTTAGTATTCAAAGCTGTGAGGTATGTGGTTCTTTGTTCTACGTTGAGAAGAAGGGCAGATACTGCATCAACTGTAATCCACAATTCAGTTTCTCCAATAAGAGAGTTCTCTTGACTGAGAAGCAGATCATGGAAATTTGGGAGTTGCAGTGGGCTATGATGGATTTGAATTTGATTGAGGCCAACCGCATCGACATCGAGAATGAAGAAGCCGAGAAGCGGGAACGTGAAGAGTTGATAGCTCGGATCAAGGCCAAATACGAAACAGCCCTGCTCGGGAACAAAGACCAAGCAGGGCCAACAGGTGTTCATGTGGGATGAACTAGCGATATTGTTATTATACCGCTAAACTACCCATTTGTCAATACCTGTGCTGGCAACGTCATTAAATTGCCCGTGTGGGGTAAGAGCTTGGCTGAACATCCGTACATTACGGAGGGAAGGCCGCTAGGAAATCCAGAGACTCGCATTCTATTCGTAGCTGATAGAACTGGATTTAGGACGGATGGAGAGACAACCATCCTCCGAGTAGCCTCCTAAGCTTCCTGATGCACACGTTAAATGACCAGCGGGGTGACTCCCGCCTAAAAGCAGATCAGGAAAACCAGCTTGGTTAAAAGCGTGACGGTATACTGTCGAGCACTTTAACTACTTATCTTAATAGGGTAAGTAGTGGTGTCCCTACGATCAGGTGCCTATCGATGCTAACTTCAACATTATCAATAAGTTATAGAGACTGATAAGAGAGTGTAAAATATTCGATATTGGAGAAAGAGATGGAATTGGAAGTTAAGAATGGAATTGCTAAAGTTGACAGAGATGACTATCCATTGATTGAGGAGTATAAATGGAGGATCAATAATGGATATGTGTTAGCCACAGTTCCAGATGAGAATGGTAAGTATAACAACAAGATCTACTTACACCATTTGGTATTTGGAAACCCGCCAAAAGGATCAGTTGTCCATTTTAAGAATTTGGACAGGTCTGACTGTAGGAAAGAGAATCTCGAATTCAAACCAATTAGCGAATTTGGGGCGGCTAATCAACAGAGACAAGTAGAGTTGGATAGAGTACCGCCAATCAACAAACAAACAGGTAAGTTCATAGGAAATCGACCAGAACGTTCAGCTATCAAACAACCAAAAGATGAATACACTGGGAGGTTTACCAATTTGGGAGCGGTATAATGTACTACAAAGTAACAGGTGGAGTAGTCCAAATCAACAAATATGACCTACCCATCGTCGAACAATACGCATGGCACATAGGGTCACGAGGGTACGCATTGACCAATCTTGGAGACACCAAGAAGGAAATGCACCTAATTCTGATGGGTCCAGCAGAAGATGGTAAACTTTGGGATCATAAGAATCGTGACAAATTAGACAACAGACGCTGTAACTTAAGACAGGTAACGAGATCTGAGAATCTCAAGAACTCAGACTGGTACGAATCGGGAGAACTACACCAATTCAGCCGTGAGAGGTTTAACGAAT